CCAAGTAACTATGTTACTATGGTTTGAAAACAACCACAAAGCTTCGCTTTTTCTTCTTTTGTCAATGGAATTAATTCCATATTTTAAAGCTAAAGCTTTACTAATAATCTTAACATTTTCAATGGTTAAGATTTGAGACTGAAGAGAACCAAGCTGATACTCAAAACTCTCTGTACTGAAAACCATCTTTGTAGTTTTCGTTCTCAAAGACTTTTGCTCTTTGTGATAAGCTTTGGTTAAGTTTGCACCGATTGATTGAAGTGTTGAAAGTTGAGTCATTTTGTTTCTCCTATGTTATATATATTTAAATAAACTCTTTCACAAATAAAAGAGTTTTTTAAATATTATAACCTTAGTGTTTCGTTTGTCAAGTCGGCATCAATAGACTTTTGTCGAAGTAAGTATCGAGTCGATAAGTATTCAGACTATGTTTATTTAAGAAGACTTCAACCAACAGTCCAACATTGGACTCTCTACTACTAGGGTAGTAGTTTTTGTAGTCCGCCACTCCGTTATCCCTCTGTTGTCAAAAATCTGACACCTCTCATCAAAGATGAATAGGAAACTGATAGTAAATGAGTTGCTTACTTAGTATAAGTACTTGATTTTACTGCATCTTCTATGCTTTGCATAGCTCTTTGTCGATACTTCTTCGAATTCTATCATGAAAGAGGTCTCTTTTGAGTAAGAATACTTCAAACTGAGGGGGCAGGGCATGTGCCACTAGGGGGTTGGGGGTACGTATACTTGTATATCTACACAGATTAGGTAAATTGACTGTTAACTACAACAGAAACTGTGGATACATATATGTACAAGTACAGATAAATAAAGTGTTGCATTTATATCACACGTATGTTATAATCGTACATATATAAAAATAATTGGGGTTGACACGATTAGTGATTAGTGGTATAACTTAGGGCATAATTCGGTTACACTTATATGTAACACTTAAATGTTTATTACTTATTCTTGTTAAAGTCACTTAAATGTATCACTTAAATGTATATCACTTATATATGACCATTCTCCCTGTACTGATAACGGTTAATCTCCTGTACTCAGTAGCAACTTTCTAAAAGAATACTCGTAATAAACAAAAAGATGCTTGACAATGAAACGAAAATCGGTAAAACTATATACACCAGAGAATATGTTAGAATCATTCTATGATGCTATCCGTACTAATAAACTAAAAGAGCTACATATACCCCATAGTTCCGTATTCTATGTTCGTGCTAAGATAGAAGCAGACACTGGAGTGCGTTATACTCTCAAGCATGTTGAAACAGCAATGAAAGCAGAAGGAATGTTAAACGATGTTTGAGACACTTGTACTTGTATGCATGATTGGTACTTCAAATATATGCCATACACTAGCAGATTTGGAAGGACCATATAAAACTAAACAGGAATGTTTATCACGTGCCTACGAAATAGCTGCAGACTTACCTGCGTATATGCCTAACTTCCAAGCAATGAAGTATAAGTGCGTGGAAATAAATAAAGACGAAGATAAAGTGAGAACTTAAATGGCACATGAAAGCAGAAGAGCAGCTTTACTAAAGAAACATGGACTCAAAGGTGTAAATAAACCTAAGAGAACCCCTGACCACAAGACTAAATCACATATGGTGTTAGCAGCCGAAGGGCATAGCATGAAATTGATTAGGTTTGGACAGCAGGGAGTACGTGGTGCTGGTAAAAATCCTACCACAGCGAAGGATAAAGCACGTAAGAAGAGTTATTATGCTAGACATAATGCTCAAGGCAAACCAAGTACTAAGCTTAGTGCTAAGTATTGGTCACATAAAGTCAAATGGTAGGAAAGGTAAATTACTATGGCTGAGAAACCCATGTCGGATGACATAATAAGTGAATTAACTAAGAAGATGCTTAGTTATTTCCGTACTAAAGATAAGAATAAAAGAAATGCACGTACACGCATAACTAAAAAACAAAAGGCTGCATTAGCTGATGATGGTGGTTATGCTAAACTACAGAAAGCTAAGAAGGATGCTGCTAAAAAGAAAAAGATGTTAGCTCAAAGAGGTAAGTCTCCCGGTGCATTAGGTGGTAAGACTGATGTGAAACAAGCAAAGATGTCTATGCCTAAGAAAAGACCTAAGTCTATTACTGCAATGTCTATAATTAAAAAAGATGCTAATATGAAAATGGACAAGAATAAAAAGAAAAAGGTTATAGTGACTAAAGAGCAGTTAAGAAAATCAGGACTTAGCCTACGTGACTATATGAATATGTTACAAGGTAAAACACGTAGAGATTATAAGGATGTTAAAAAGGCAGCCGTAAAGAAAAGAGCAAAGGGAGCAATAACATGAGTAAAATGGGAACACAGATATCAAAATCTGTTTTGGATAAACTACCTATAAGTTTTTTAAAAAAGTTTGGTATTAAAAAAAAGAAAGTTAAACCTAGTGATTTAACACCTAAGATGGAAGCTGAAATAAAAGCCATGAATCTATCTAAAGGACAATCTAAAGTTTTAAAAAGTGAAGATACTCCTACTATAAAAAAACTTGAACAAGTTAAAAAAAATATAGGGGATGACCAAATAGGTAAAAAGAACAGACTATTTTCAGAAAAAGCTGAAGGTAATATAAAAGGTAAACTTGCACAGAAAAGAGCCACTATATTATCTAAAGATACAGATAAAGCTGTTGAAACAATTAATGAATTATTTCCTAAAATGCAATCTGGTAAATACAGCCAATCTGAATATAGAAAGTTTGTATCGGCTCAAGGTAAAGTAACTACGCAGATGGGTAAAGGAAAAGATGTAGACATAAATGTGTCTAAAAAGAAATTAACTTTTAAGCCTGATAATCCATCTGATAAAATTAAACCAGATGCTGTCAGTGGTAATATAGCTGCAGAAGTTAAAAGATTAAAAAATATAAAGCAAAAGAAAACTTTAGCTAAAGTTAAAAAAGAAATGACCCCTGAACAAAAGAAAAATGCAAGAGAGTTTGCAAAGAAGTTAAAGCTTAAAAAAGAAAAAGAAGAGCTTGGATTTAATATGGGTGGTCTTACTAAACCTACAGCTAATCAGACAGGTTTAAAAAAACTACCTACTGCTGTACGTAACAAGATGGGTTACATGTATGGTGGTGGTATGGCTAAAAAACCTAGAAAGAGTATGATGGATTATCGTAAAGGTGGTCTAGTTATTATGATAGGACAATCTAAACCTATGAAGAAAGGAAAAAAATAATGGCTATGGATGCAACAAAAGGAAAGTCAGATGCTGCGATAATGAAACAGATTATCAAAGATGCAACAAAAGGACTAAAAGGTGAAGAAAAAGAAAAGGCAATTAGAGACTTATTTGTTAAAGTTATGCCTAAAGCAAAAGGTATGAGTGATAAAAAAGTTCGTAACCCTGTTAAGAAAATGACAGCTAACAAAGGTGGCATGGCAATGAAAAAGAAAACTAAGTACATGGCTAAAGGTGGAGCTATGAAGAAAACAAAGTACATGGCAAAGGGTGGTGCTATGAAGAAAACTAAATATATGGCTAGAGGTGGAGCAGTTAAACGTAAGTAATGTCATATCTTATAAGTAACGTACCACATTTTAAATGTTGGGTACGTAAGGAGTTCACTTGTAATCATTTAAACTATCACGGTGAATACCTTCACGCATTAGCTTTTGCAGTAAATACAATACCTGACAGGTCACTAAGCTTTCAGGTAGTATTTACAGGAAGCACCGAAGACGAGAATGTACATGGTGGTGCAATGTGGGCAAGGATGCCTATACAAGCACTAGTAGCTGATATACCTGTAGATGATTGGGCAGAACCTATGGATGACCACTTGTGTCAACCTTGGGATTGTGAGTCAAGACATCATAGTATCATAGTCATGGATAGAGTAAGTTCTTCTCCGTGGTTATGTAAGATAGGTAATGAGTTCTATACAGCCAAGTATATGTTTACTGTTGACTATACAGATAGTGATATAGCAGATGACCCTGCACAACATAAACAGTCACACGTGCTATACCTGTTAGATGCAGGTAAATGGACAGGCAACATTGTTGCACTGCCAAATAACAGAGTTAGAGCTACAAGTCCTGCTCTGTGGGTTACAGGTGAAGGTGCTCCTGATTTTACTCCATCACAATGGACACACTCAGCAGAGTCACATGAATCTTACTTAGACCCATTCACTACGTTTAATAATTTATATGAGGATAGTAATGCGAATAGCAAAACCAAAAGCAAGAAAAGTAGTAAAAAAAGTAGTTAAGGGATTAAAGAAAGCTAGTAAGACTCATGCTAGTCAAGCTAAATCTTTATCTAAGTTAAACCTAAGTAAAGGGGGAAGCACAGTCAATGCTGCAGGCAATTATACTAAACCAACCATGCGTAAAAACATATTCAATAGAATCAAAGCAGGTGGTAAGGGAGGTGCTCCCGGTCAATGGAGTGCAAGAAAAGCACAAATGGTCGCATCAGCTTACAAAAAAGCAGGTGGTGGATATAGAGGATAATGGCAGAAAAAAGGAAAGACCCTAAAGTTGGAACAGGAAAAAAACCAAAAGGAAGTGGAAGACGATTATACACGGATGAAAACCCTAAAGACACAGTTAGCATCAAGTTCGCTACAGTCGCAGATGCCAAAGCAACCATTGCAAAGGTTAAGAGAATCAATAAACCGTATGCGAGAAAGATACAAATACTTACTGTCCTTGAACAACGAGCCAAAGTATCTGGGAAGAGGGAGCAAGCAGCTCTCGCAAAAAGAGCAAAAGAACAATTAAAGAGAACCCATGATAGAAAAACAAAAAAATAAATGTGAGACTTGTGAATGTTACGAATGTGACTGTGAAGAATGTAACTGTGAGTGTCACGAAGAAGAGGAGGTACAAGGAGTACCTGTATAATAAATGATTGAGTTTGTGTTAGTGTTTATGATGGGATTAAGAGTAGTAGACCAAACACAAACCTTCCAAGATATAGATAGATGTTTATACTTTGCAGAAAGACTGCACAACCAACCTTCAATACCACAAAAGGAAGGAGCTAATTTAGAGATAACAGCATATTGTAAACCCATAAGGAAAAGATAATGTTAGCAGAACTAGCCGCAGCAAATGCCGCTTTCAGTGTTATAAAACAATTTGTGTCCAACGGAAAAGAACTTAGTGGGTGTGCTAAACATATAAGCGATTTTGTATTTTCTAAAGAAGCAATAGAAAAGAATCTAAAGAAAAAGAAAGCTAAAGGTGTAGGAGGTTCAGACCTAGAAGAGTTTATGGCTCTTGAGCAGATAAAAGAAAAAGAAGAAGAACTCAAGAAGATGATGATATATCTAGGTAGACCCGGATTATGGCAAGATTGGCAAGCATTTCAAGCTGAAGCACGTAAGTCTAGACGATATCAAGAAAAGATGGCAGAGAAACGTCAACAAGAGTTGATGGAATATATAGGCTACGGAATAGCAGGTATAATAATAATATTCTTTGCAGGACTGTTAGCATGGGCAGCAGGTAAATGGGCAGGAAGATTTTGACACCTTGCGTGGGCATCTGTAAATTACAAGGAGATATCTGTATAGGATGCTTTAGAACAATACAACAAATAAAGGAAGCTTATGAAAGCACCACAAAAGTCACTAGTAAATTGGACAAAACAAAAGTGGAGAACTAAAAGTGGCAAACCTAGTACACAAGGGTCAAAAGCTACCGGTGAACGTTATCTACCTGAAAAAGCAATTAAGGCTCTTTCTAGTTCTGAATACGCCGCCAGTTCGGCTGCTAAACGCAAAGCAACTAGAGCAGGTAGACAAGTATCTAAACAGCCCAAAAAGATTGCTACAAAAACGGCGAGATTTAGATGAAAAAAGAAGAATTGTACTTAAGCTTGGCGAAGCCGCTGCTGAAGCTAGGAAACTATCTATTCAACAAGCACGTGATAGCTCTAAGAAAAAGACAAGAAAAAGAAGGTACTAGGAGATTATAATGGATAATATGATATTAGATGCATGGAATGAACTTAGTTACGTAGAAGGTGTATTATTTACTGTATGGTTATTTATATTATATTATGGTAAATGTTGGATAGACTCAAAATTTAATAAAGGTAAATAATGTTTACAGCACTTATAGGACCTATAGCTAATCTAGCTAGTTCTTGGATGGACAGCAAAGTTGAGAAGGTTAAAGCAGATGGTCAGGCTAAAGTTGCACAAGCAAAAGCTAAAGCAGTTGTTGCAGAGAAAGTTGCTACAGGAGAAGTAGAATGGGAAAAAACTATGGCAGATGCTACAGATGGAAGCTGGAAAGACGAATTTGCCTTGATTGTTTTACTATTACCTGCTATACTAGTATTTGTACCTAGCATGACAGAATACGTAAGAGTAGGCTTTGAAGTATTAAATACATTACCTGAATGGTATCAGTATCTTTTATTTATAGCCATAAGTGCATCCTTTGGTATTAAAGGAGCAGGTCAAGCTATGAAAATTATGGGGAAGAAATAAATGGTAAATAATAAATCAACTACAGGAAGTTTTTTTGGTGACATAATTAAAGCTACTAAAGCAGGTGGTGCAAGTTCTATGACTAAAATTTTAAAAGTTAAAAAGGGCGATACATTAAGTACCATAGCTAAAGCTAATAATATAACCCTTGCAAAGTTAATGAAATTAAACCCTAAATTTAAGACAGGTCAAGATAAAGGTACACCTACTAAGGGAACAAAAGAACAAAAAACAATAAGAGTTGGTAGTTCTATAATACTACCTGACCCCCATACATTTAAAAAAGGAAGATTAACTAAGTCTGTTTCTAAAAATAAAAAAGATGTATACAAAAAAATAACTAAAAAACAATTTAAAGAAATGAATGTGCCTTTAAAAAAGAAGAAAAAATAATGAACTTAATTAAACTACAAGATGAATTAGCTAATGACGAAGGAATTAAATATGAAACGTACTACTGCTCACTTGGGCATTTAACTGGGGGAATAGGTCACCTTATTACCGAATGGGATACAGAGTATTATGACCAACCTGTAGGAACTAAAGTACCAAATGAGCAAGTAAATGATTGGTTTGAGAGTGACATTAAAACAACTATAAAAGATTGTAACTTACTGTTCTCTCAATTTGACAACCTACCTAGTGACATACAACATGTATTAGCAAATATGTGTTTTCAATTAGGCAGACCTAGACTATCCAAATTTAAAAATATGATTGCTGCTGTAGAAGATTTGGACTGGGAAAGAATGGCAGACGAAATGGAAGATAGTAATTGGTTTAAACAAACACCTAACAGAGCTAAACGTTTAATAGCAATCGTTGATAGACAATTTGTAAGAGAAAGTGTTCCAACATGAGTAGACAACTAACTGAAAGACAACAGAAGTTTCTTGATGTACTGTTTGATGGTGCAGGTGGAGATGTTGCACAGGCTAAAGTCCTCGCAGGATACTCTGAAACTTCTAGTACAACAGATATAATAAAATCTCTTAAAGAAGAAATTATGGATGCTACACAACTATATATGGGTAGAAACGCACCTAAAGCTGCTGTGGCTATGGTAAGTGGTGTAGATGACCCTACCCAGCTTGGCATACGAGATAAGCTCTCAGCAAGCAAGGAACTGCTAGACAGAGTAGGTTTAATCAAGACCGAGAAGGTACAAGTAGAAGCATCAGGTGGGGTAATGATATTACCTCCAAAGAATAAAGAGTAATATGAATAGAAGTTTAGGTAAGTGGAAGTTACCACAACCTACAGATATAAAAGACGAAGAAGGTAAAGAGTGGTCTAAGATACCACGTATATCACGAATAATACCTTTTGGTTATGAGAAGAATAAAGAAGACCCTGACATACTTAATCCGATACCCTTTGAACTTGAAGCCATTGAGATGGCTAGAAAATATGTAAAACAGTATTCCTTTCGGCAAGTTGCTAATTGGGTTACTCAAAAAACAGGTA